AGAGAGACCAGTTCCCTAAAATTGTAATGCGAATTTATTTATTAGATGATAAGTATTTTTGAAGTTCAGTAGCATACCAGACGATCTTACCTGCATCCTCTACAGGATTGCCTTTAAGACCAATTCGACTAACGTACTTTAAGATGTTACATCGTAGGTAGCCAATGTACTCCTCAGGCGAGGTTTTAGCTTTGATGTAATCGATTGTTTCGATACCCCCACTTGTATAGTGAGGTGGGTGATTGACCATGTCTATATCTTTTTCGGTCATAGAATCTCCTTTATCTTGGTTAAGATTAACTCTATATTACTCTCATTTGCCACCATTGCCAAGCCCTGATTGCGTCTTATGAGATCGATGTTGTATTCTTGCAACGCTGTAGGTTTATTGTCCCCTGCCTTGCACTCTATAGCGATAAACTTACCCTTATGACATATGATGATATCAGGTACACCACTCCTACCATATCCCCCTGTCTGTGGGTAGAAATAATAACATCCGATAGCGTCAAGACCTTTCTTTAGCTTGGCTTTAACTTTGCCCTCAGGTGTCATTGGAACTTACTCCCTATCTCAATAAAGATTTTCTCTAGCGATTCAGGTTTTAACATGTGCTTGTTAAATTCAAACGGTGTCTTTCTACCATTGCCATGTTTGACGTAGCCTTTTACGACTACGTCCTCCACGATGATTTGCTTTTCTTTTTGAACCATTAGACTACTCCTGTTGGTATAAATAAATAATTATTACCCACTTCATTTGCATAATTGTATTGAGGTGAATGATTGATGACATCTAAGTCCTCATAGTATTTACTAGATTTTAATACAAGATCACCTAGTCTGCCACCTTGTGCATCCTCGTCAGTATGTACCTTAAACATCGTAAGCATTGGACGAATCTTATCGATCTCTTTGTACTGATCTAAGTCTGCAACACGTACAAAAGGTTCAGTAATTGTATAGATATCTTGTGAATCTAATTCAACTTTTATTTTACCTATAGCATACCCATTAGCTTTTGCGTCTACCACAATAGCGTACAACTCACGATTCAATACATGTTTTTTCTTTGTCCTAACTTCATTCTCTATGTGACTCGCTTGTTTTAGATTGAGATATATATCTACAATATCTTTGTTATGATCAGGATGAACATCTATCCTATTTTTAATACCCATGTAAGTTTCTAATAAACTCATCATAGCATTAGTAGACAAACTGTTAGGTACTCGTTGCATTCTGTGTACATCATCAGAACCTTTGACGGTGTACTGTACAATTCTAGAGAGATCACTTACATCATTCTTTGGCATAAGAACAGTACCCAAGTAAGGCTTAACATCGGCAATCGCCTTATGTGTACCTATTGATCTCATTAGAGTAGAGATTTTAATAGATGATAGGGTACGTGAATTTATATAATCCCACCCTCTAGACTTCTTAAAACTTCTACTAAAATAATTGTATGTAATCTTAGTATCAGAGTCATTGCCCACTACTTCTGCCCACACAGCACCGTACATCAATCCATTATGTGGTGATGTTAGAAAGAATACATTAGGTGACAATGCGTTATTACCATTGTGATAATATGATTTAAAATTCTTTAATGGTACAACTTGAAATACTTGTAGCCCATACTTCTTGTTGATATCCATGATGAGTGGTTTGACTTTGTCAGCATCGATAGCCTGTGCTAACTCAGGTGTGTAAAAGTTTTCGTAAATGTGATTCATATTACTGTTCCCCCTGTGTTGTTCTTACAACTTGATCGTTAAGTATAACATCTATTTGCCAAACAGACGACGGATAAGGTTGCCCTGCATGATATGTATGCTTGATGAATATATCACTCGATAGTTTTTTGATACGTTCAAACCTACGTTTAGCGTCGTTGAAATAGGCAATAGGATTGTACCGTCCTAATGATTCGTGATATTTCAAATGATTATTATCATCTAAATATTCTCGGATTCTATATTTTATCCAATTAGAATTAAATGCCACCATAAAATGATACATTGCATTCATAGGATTAGATTCAAAAATAGAATTAGCATACTTGATAGCATCAACATCTATGTCGTTATACCAAGTACCCTCCGTTTTTAATTGCTTTAAGTACGGATGATCGGTATTAATAATAACGTCCATGAAGTCTGTCATGAATGTAGCACCGTCCATTGATTTAAACATTGTCTCTACAAATTTTAATTTCTTACGGTACGGTTTCATAACGAGTGATGACTTTGTTTTGTCTAGTGACCGAGTGACTACTTTGTAATTACAATCAGGATGAATTCTTATTTCATCTCGATCAATGTACACACGTAGACCTTTAAAGATTGGTACAATTTTGTCACTAGTATATGTTTTAAATACTGTACCACCATGTCTAATGCTATTGACTACACCACCTGATATGCCTTGCCATATCATATTGTTTAACATCAATCGAGTACCTTGATCAGCATCATCTGTTGTTATCTCTAATGAATTATCACTACGTATAATACCAAATTGTTTAGGTTTGACTTCGTAGTACGTTACTTCATCCGATGATACGTAAACCCTGTTTAATTCCCTTGTAGTCATGGTAGATTGTTTAGCATCGAACTCTGCTTTAGTCATCATATTAGAATGATACTCAGCACCGTAATACAAATGAAATTCTGTAGCACCATTCACTTGCTTGACAAGAAAGAACTTACCACTATGAGTACGTTTAGAATAGGGGAACTTATTAGTCGTTCCCCTCATTGGTTTCTCAGTTTGCGATATGTGAACTAAATTGCTGTATGAAATATCCATACTATAATCCTCCTAGTTTATTTAAAGTTAATCGTCACAATTACCATTGACACACATCTTGCTATCAAGTATTTCTTTTTCCAAATCCTCAATAGCTTGTTGATTGATGTTGATGACAGCGTACTCACACAGTACTGCAAATAAGTCTGCATCATATGAGTCTGCTTTGACTATGTATCCACGATCTGATAAATGATCTTGAATGATTGACGTTACATGATCTGTCACTTCAATACCGTCGGTTTGTAATTCGTTGATCAATGACTCATCAACTTTAACTTTCACAACTGCTGTTACTGTACGCATACTACCACCACCCTTTCATTAAGATTGTTAATAAACTTCCTGCCAATAACCATGTTACCACTTCTACTGCTTTTTGTTTTAACGTCTTACGACGTACTACCATGAACTCAGCACCAAGATCGTCTGAGATTGTAGGCTTACTTACCTTACCAATACGAGTACTGATACGACGTATCGCTTTCCGTCTGAGCTTGTCGTAATTGTGATTTGGTATATTTATTTCTCTTACGATGCGAATATTTTGTTTCATGCTTACCTCCGATTAAAGTTAAATAATGTCTTGCTTTTCTGTACGTCTCCAAAGTTTCACGTTTCATGGTTACTCCCCTGCTAACTTGGTTAGCTTATCCATAAACATATCCTCCAACTGCTCAACTCTGAATAGTCTAAGCCAATTACTGTACTGCGTTGCATACAACTCCAAGTCCTCTTTAGTACTAGGCACGAATCTACCGTCACGTAATTCTGTTCGTTGTCGATGTCGTACCATAATACTTGTGAGTGCTGTGATCAATTCCTCTTTAGTCATGATCATCCACCTTTCTGACTACCTTACCCTTAGGTGGTTTGAAGTCACGACGTTGAGTCACTAACCATAGCGTAGGTGTAGTGATCTGCCAATCAATATCATCCTCAACATAACCGTCGGTGAATACAATCACACCCTCAGCTTTGATGTTATGTTTAAGAATATATTTAGAGAGACCAGTTACATATGTCCCACCACCACCCTGTGGTTTGAGTAGTGTGGCAATGTTGTCATAGTTTGATTCATCGAACACTTGCTCACCATGCACCTCAGTATCCCACCATAGTACACGTACTTTACTAGGTGATGTATTCTTGCAGATCGATGACAACTCACTAGCAAACTCAGTCAATTCCTTAGTACCAATTGAACCTGATGTATCAATGCCAATCACCAACTCACCGACTGATTCATTCTCTAGGCTTGGTAGGTAGAGATCGTTTGCCACCATGCGTTTGTTAAACTTTCGCCATGTGTACTCATCATTGCCACGTGCTGTACTTGATACGAACTCACGTAACACTTCTTTCCAATCCACAGTAGGCTCAAGCATTTGCTCGATTTGACGTGGTAACTTACTACCCATACGTCCTGCAAGGATGCCACCCTCACGTATTGCACGATCAATCTTAGCTGATACTTCTTTGATCTCATCCGATGACATACCCTCAGCACTACTAAAGTCATGCTCATCGAATCCGTCACCAAGATCAATCATCTCACCGTCGATGTTTACCTTGCCTGTATCCTTGTCTTGGTTAGCTTTGAGATCATTATAGATATCACGTACTGACCAATTGTGGTACTTAGCATTGACGAGACCACCCTCAGGTAATGTACAGAATGCCTTGTCATTAAGACTTACAATCACATCATTGACAGCGAAGTCACACGCACTATTGGTTAGCTGTGCGTTGTCCTTGAACTCAGGTGTGAATCGTTGTACGTGTTTCAATGCGATGTGTAGATTCTCATGCAATACCAATGCACGTAACTCAGCATCGTTTAGCTTGGTAATAAATTCCCTGCCATACTTTTTGTTTACACCGTCGGTATATGCAGTAAAGTTTTTATCCTCGACTGAACTTGTACCCATTAACATAACACCTGAAAACATTGCTGTCTCAGGATGTCGCATCAATGCAACGTGTGCTTTCTTTAAACGTGTTTCTTGTGAGATTGCCATGACTACCTCCTAGAATAATTCGTGGTTGTTAGCTGACCACTCCATGATTTGCTGATTGTTCTTGGCTAACTTGATACCCTTAGATGACTTACACATCATGGTAAAGAACACAGCTTGTAATTCATTTGACTCAATACGATTGACGTAATCCATGAAACGATTGAGATCATCGTGAGTCTCTAACTTATCGACAGCTTGAAACATTGTCATAAGAATGCCTGACGTTTCGTTTGGTATCTTAGCTGTCTTAGGTTCTTTGATGATGTCATCGAATGGTGTCAATTGTTTTTCCATTGCAAAGAATGCTGACATATCTGCTGACGCACTCGCACCTATTGTCCCTGCTAATGCGACCATTGTTGCATTCTCACCGAGTATGTCTTTCTTATCGACGATGATTGATGCCTTAGCTAATGAACGTGGTGAACAGAATGAAAGCATATGCTTACTAGGATTAAAGATGTAAGGGTTATCCTCCTGACCACCGTCAAGGTACGACGCTAATGATCTTGGAAACATATACACCCATGCACGTATCAACGGATTGACTGCGTTTTCTCCTGCCCATTTTAACCATGTAGTAACGTCAGGTTTTTCCATGCGTACAATACAAACCCTGTTCCCTGCGTGGGCTAACATGTTGTCACCGAGACCGTCTCCTGCA